CATATTTTAGTAAGTTAGCAAAAGAGGCTTAATTGCCCGGAGTATATCGAGAAAAATCATGTCCTGAATGTAGTAAGGTCCACAGAAAACGTGGGCCTTTCTGCTCTCAGGCATGCTCGAACTCTCATCGTGATGTATCGGTTATCACACGTGAGAAACTCTCTAAGGTAGCCACAGAATATAAACAAACGCCAGAAGGCATAGCAGATACAAAGAAGCTCGTACGCGATAGTGTTAAACGCGTAGAGGATAATAAGAAACGAGACAACGGTGAGTATGTCCTACAAGAAGATGATTGGTATGTACTACCCTTTGAAGAAGATAAAGAAGATTTTAGGGACGGTGATGAATGGCAAGAAGTATCATGATATCTCATGAAGATATAAAGGCAAGGTGTAATATGCTCCTCGGAGCTATGTTAGCTAGTAATGATAATCTAGCCTCGAAGTGGTGGAATACACCGAATAAACACTGGAACAATGAACAGCCAGAGAATATATTTACAGATAATCCTTGGGAGGTGTATGAATACCTCCTTCAATTTGCAGATTCAGGAGGTTGGTAATGACAACAACAGTAACAGCCAAGAGGTGGGTGATCCTCGAATGGGTGAAGGACTATAATTCTTTCACGAAAATTCTCCATGGTGATGATAAAGAATGGGAACTTTCCCATATCATTGATAAAACCGAGGATCGAGATGACTACCTTGAATGTACTACTCGCAATGGTACGACATATAAGTTATCACGTAATAAGCAAGGCATGACCCCACTGACTAGTAAGATCTATGCAGAAATATCAAGCAAAGTCTTATCAGATAAGAATAACGTTCAATTAGGTATCCTATCACTATGAAGAATCTCCAGCAAGTAGTCATCGACCTCCATTACATTGCTTCTACCCTACCTCAAGACGAGTATGCTAATATCAGGCTTAGACAGGTAGCAGACGAACTCCATGAGTATGTGAATGCAGATCTACAGACAAGGAATAAGATCGTCACTGAACAACCTCGTGTTTATAGGTCTGTTGAAGATCGCCTCGCCCCACATAGTTGGCAACAAAAATGGGTAAAGAATGTCAGGAAGACAGAATATTGATCTACGAACAACAAGACTACGATAAAGCAATCTCAGTCATTGGTAAAAAGATCCTAATGGACATTAACAAAAGGACATTAGAACTCATAGAGAGTGATATCCAAGAGGTAGCAACGCTTTATTATGGTATAAGAATCAAACATTTCCAACAGGCATGGGACAAATAGTGGTAAACGATGGTAGGAAGTGGTAAAAAGTGGTAGAAGGTGAGGCACGAGTTTTTAAGGCCCCTTGTGATAATAGACTCAGGACTATACAGTATTAATGGTTTTAACTAGTAACAAACAGTAAGCCGCAGTATAGATAAATCATGTCTCAAACTAGATCTCAGTGTATATGTCTCTAGTGATCTGACTTAGGTGCAGTAGAAGTACAAATTTAAATCAAACTAAGGAGATACAACCATGTGGACAACACCATCAGCAACTGAAATGCGTTTCGGCTTTGAAGTTACAATGTACGTAATGAATAAGTAATTAACGCCACACAACCGGTATCCACCACGGATCTGGACCAAAGGGCCTCGCAATGAGGCCTTTTTTACGTTTATTTCACCAGTTGGAATCAGCCCAGATCCAATACCACCCGTGCAAGTCTATGATTCTATTGGACAATATATTTTCGATATATTTCGCTGGGGCCTATGTACAACAGCGAATTACTATGGTATAATGGTTCCATTAAATGATTAAACAAAGGGAAAAAATGACAGCTACAGTGATTATCGGATTTGACAAAGGTGCCGGCAAGTTCAAATGTTCTATTAACGGTCAGCGTTTTACTACGACCAAACAGAACTATATTGAGTACATGTTCAAACAGATCACAGGCGAAAAGAAGTCATTTAAGGACATCGACGCTATGCAAAAGCCTGCGGTGTCTGAGAAATTCTGTATCAATCAAAGATTTGGTTTTGTGGAGAAGATCGTAGGTATGGTAGCCACTGGCGTCCAACCTTCGACCATCATCACCGGTCAAGGTGGATTAGGTAAGACCTACACTGTTATGAAGACATTGCAATCGCACGGTCTTCAGGACTATAATGAAGTTATTCAAAAACTTCCAGTTGGCGCTACGATCCCAATGAAGACCGTTTATGTTACTATTAAAGGTTACAGTACAGCTAAAGGTTTGTATCGTACCTTGTTCGAGAATCAAAACGCAACAATCGTGTTTGATGACTGTGATTCAATCCTTAAAGATCCTGTTGCTCTTAACTTACTTAAGGGTGCATTAGATTCTTATGGTAAGCGTATCATCAGCTGGAATGCAGAATCCTTTGGTAAGGATGATGATCTACCACGTAGTTTTGAGTTTAAAGGTCGTGTGATCTTTATTTCGAACATGGACCAGGACAAAATCGATCAAGCTATCCGTAGCCGTTCTATGATGATCGATTTGTCCATGACAGATGATCAGAAGATTGACCGTATGGCTCATATTGCAGAGAGCGAAGAATTCCTCCCTGAGTATTCGATCGAGATCAAAGCCGATGCACTTGCTTTGATCCGCGAAGTTAAGGACCAAGCTAAAGAGATTAGTCTCCGCACTTTGATCTCGGTCGCTAAGATCCGTGCAGCTAATCCGCATGATTATAAAGACTTGGCAACATACGTATTGACTAACTAACTTACGGCCAGTTACAGGTCTCTCAGCTGACATCGCTCAGCAGTAAGGGACTGGAGGCCACCAATAAAAGGATATATGATGAAACAAAAGAAAACACTGAACGAACTATTCCGCAAAAAGCTAGGTATCAAACCTACTTTGGGATACTTACTAAGAAAGAGGTTAGGACATGACAACACAGAAACAAAGAAATGAACAACTAGCTGCAGACTTACTCTCTCAGGTCGAGGAACTTATTGATGACTTTGTCAGAGATAACTTAGACCAGAACCTGGATATGGATGACCTGGTCGAGCAGCACGAATTCATCACTAAGTATATTCAGAAGCACATGTTTAGGACGCCGTTATGAAATTATTCAGAGAGACGACTAAGGACTGGCAGGTCCCACAGCAGAACCATGCCTATGCCTTGTCAGATGATAAGCAGTGGATGTACGGATATGTTAAGGCCGGAACCAGGGATCTCATCACCTTTAAGAAGAGGATCCAGTTCAGCACTCGGTATCGGACCTTTGTTGAACTCAGGCCAGGACAGATATGAGCGGATACCGGTCTAAGAAGATGGCAGCCGATGACAGGCAGAGGATCGTATCCCTATGGGAGCAGAACGAGTTTGACCTGTTCATGCAGCAGATCCGTCTATATAGGAATACCGGTATGTCCGTCCCTACCATAGCCTCAACCCTTAACACATCAGAGGATGTCATCCTTCAGGTATTAAATAATGGATGATGAGGATATTAAGCCACTCCGTTGGTCAGTCTATCTCTGTATTTTCCTAATCTTATTGGCCACATACATAGATGCACAACAGGGCTTGGTCCGTTGGTCTCATCCGCCTAGGGTACATAAGACCTATCAGCCGCCAGTAGACATAGACAAGTGGGATGATACCTTTAAGAGTGCGATAACACCAATACAGGATTCTCAGAATTAAGTCATAGGGTCTATGGGTCCCATCTATAGGCAGGTTACTATAGGAGACCATCTATAAGATACCGACTCGGTTAAACCGATATCGTCCGTCACGAAGATAAAAAATAAAATCCCCCCAGGCCCGCAGCACTTATCCAGCTTTATCCCAGAAAAATAATTCCCCAGGGTGGAAATCAATTATCCAGTTTTATCCTATAAAAGATAATTCTGGGGCCGGTAGATTCCCCCAGCAATTCGCATATTGATCCCTTCCCTCCGTTGATGTATTCTAAGAACAGCAGAGCTGTTCAGTATAGACAGCAGAATACTATACAGCATATGGTCAGTATATTAACCGAAAGGTATAGGTTTGGTTAGTATATTGACCGAATGATCAATGGGTATAATTAGGTATAACTGGGTATAATTAGGTATAATTCGGTATAATTTTCGTGAGCTGGCTATCTGCCTGGGATATATGGCACACAAAAAAAGGGACCGTAAGGTCCCTATTCTTTTTCTGTCTGTGTAATTTTTAGTTAACTAATGAATTCCAGCCTCTTGCTAACATGTCTTCCATGTCTCTGGCTTTAGAGCGTGCACTCATGATAGCAGTATTACCGTTATTGATAATAGTCTGACCTGCATTTACTACACCGTTCACAGCTTGCTGGCCCGCGGCTACTGCCTGATTTACCATCTGCTCGCCCTTTGCAGCAACGTTATCTACTGTAGCACCTTGTAATTCGCCTGTCTTAGGACTCATACCAGCAAAATCATAGACTGCATCTGGAATAGCTTTAGATGCAAGCTTCTCCATAGTACCGCCTTGTGGATTAGGTAGTATAGAACGTAATAGAGTCTTAAGGAAGTTCTTAGCCATATCACTGATCTTACCAAATAAATCTCCTACGTCGGCGACTAACTTGCCTGGATCTTTAAAGATGTCCATGACATAACGTATCATGCCTTCGATGAAGTTATAGAAACCTTCAACGCCTCGCTTAATTAGGTCAGAGAATGAGAAGCTATCAAGTACTTTCGCTGCGTTCTCAAATCCAAGGAGATTAACTAACCATGACATACCATCTTTAATTAAGTCGAGTAGTCCACCGATCAATCCATTCAATAGTCCTGTGACACCGCCTTTTATAGCACCAAAGAATTTAGCTAGGAAGTCGCCCTCTGTATTATTCCAACCATCAAGTGCACCTGTCACTGTATCAAATACAGACATGATAACTTGAAGAGGATATGCTAACTTACCAAGGATAGAACCGAATGCCTTGAAGAATTTAGTTAATGGCTGAAAGAAATCCATCGCCTTAGCTATCTTACTGAATAATCCGCCCTCTCCACCGCCTAGAGAAAAGATCTTGCCAAAAAATCCGCCGATGGCTTTTGCTGTGCCTGATATCATCTCGCCGACAGATTCGAACATGCGAACAAAGTCTTTGAATAATCCTTTACCTGAGAATCCAAAAAAATCGCCGATGTATGTGAATAATTTAAGAACGTTACCCTTGAACATCTTGAGTAGATCAGCACCTTTAAATAAGTCTTTGATATAATCTACCATTCGAATAAATCCACCCTTGATAAAATCAAATGGTGCACTAATATATTTGAAGAGACTAGCTACTAACACATCGAGCTTAAGCATCTTAGCAGCTTTTGTCCAGAAGCCAATAAAGCCTTTGACATAGTTCTTAATAAAGGCAAGACCACCCATCACCAATCCACCGATTAATGCACCAGCAAGACCGAGCCAAGAAAAATCTCCGCTCTTTTCTTTCTTCTCTTCAGGCTTTGGTTTTAAACCCTTTAAGGCATCTAAGATTTGTTCATTATATTTAGATTGCTCTGATGCTTTTTCCAAATCTTTCATGTGATTACCGACAACGATTTTCTCAATTGCTTTTATTGAGTCATCTATATCGATCAATACATTATTAATACCTCTTAGTGCAAATGTGTCTATATCACCATCATCTCGCGTCTCTGCAAGTATTTTATTGGATTGTTTAACAGCGTCAATTAGTTCTTGTATATTTGAACCAGAGGTGACGTAATTTGATTTTGCCATTTTGTTTACCTTAATCTACAGTAGGGATCTTTGGTGGAGCTACTACTGGTGGTGCTCTAACTACAGGTGGTATTGTAGGTGCTGATATCGGAGACATATCTTTATCAATACTTGGTAAAGCTGTTGATACAGTTGATGCTCCATTGATTTTCTCTTGCGTTCTACCCCATGCTGCAAGGCCTAACACTGCACCCATAGCCATGTGGAATAAACCGGCACCTTGTAATGTTAAAGGTTGCCATTGGCGAAACGCGTCATTCGAGGCAGAAGTTTCCCAGAATTGGATCGCAGCCCACAATACAGGGAATAATATGAAGTCTGCAACGCAAACTGCCATATACATCCAACCCATAGCTGGACGCCATTTGGTGTTCATCCAATCTTCTTTTTTCTTTTCGCTTTCGCTCATTTGTTTTTCTTCTGCCATTTCTACTCCTTAGTGGTATTTTTGATTTGCTTTCTTAATACGTTCGTTTTCTTCTTTAACATATTCAATCAACATAGCCACATAAACTTCTCTCTCCCATGGTAACATCTCATTCAGCTCGCTTAAACTATACTTGTGATGTTGCATCATGATGAAGTTTCCTCGGAAATGGTTCTCCAAGGATTCATGTGAGAGAGCTAGACGAAAAAAGCTTGGAGGCCCTCGATAACTAATTTGTTATGAGTACCGCAATTTCCGCAATCAAAACTTGCATCGTGCGACAACTTAGGTAGACCTTCAAAAAATTCTTGGATCTTCTTAAATTGTTGCGAATTCAATGAATCAACAAACGACTCTACTTCTTTTCGTTCTAAGTTGGCTGCTTCATATACACCATTATCATCAAATATAGTTTCTATACAAGATGTGATAATAGCAAATGTATTTTTAACTTCGCCTTCATCAGAACTTATTGCCCTTGTTACATCATCAGCAGTTGGGAATTTCATAATTACTCCAACTTTATCTGTTAACATAATCTTACTGTCTGTCTTCTTAGCTTTAGTAAGTTGTACTGTTTCTAAGTTGATAGATAATTCGTTTTTTGTACCGCAATTCTTACACTCATATCCAACTTGAGTTGTTTCACCAACTGATTTAGATCTGAGTTTTAAGAAAAGTAATTCTAGTTCAGCTGTTGGCAATATTTTTGCCTTGACTTCTCCGAATGTACATGCTTCAATAATTTCTTGGACTGCTCGTAAGATCTGTTTCTGATCTTGAGATTCCATAGCCATCATTAATAGCTTCTCTTCTTTGACCAAATAAGGTCTATATTTTACCGTCCTGTTGCTTAATGGCAAATCCACTTCATACGACGGTGTGTTTAAAATAATAGGTAAAGACATAATATACTCCTAATAATATTATTATATTCCAATTGTTCGGCTGACAGAGCCAAGTAGTACTTTCCCCTTTGAAAGAACCGATTCTACAAATCCCTCTTCGCTCCAATCTTCATAAGATAGCGTAATTGTTTGCTTTTGGGTTTGATTCTCACCGCTGTTTGTCAATTCATACGATGTAATACTTGTTGGAAACGCATTTTTTAGCGTTACCGTGTAAACTGGGACATCCCGTTGATCTAATTGTTGAATAATAACGTCAGTTGTGAACTGTGAACGATATTTCATAGTCATTTTTTTGCGATCGAACATCCTATTGAACCAATTTTCGAAAAATTTCTTCATAAAATGATCATTTGTGATGTGAAAGCTCATTGTAACGTCATCATTGATGTAAGTGTAAGGCGTTTTTATTGACAATAAATTAGTTTGTACGTCAGAAGTCGAAATTTGACGTCCTGGGAGCGTAACCGAGTCACAAAGAATAGAAACATCGCGTGGATCATTAATAAAAGGACTTGCAGTGCCTTGATTGAACACTTTTGCGATCAAGTTTTGTGGATCAAAGCTAATTAATGGTAAAGCCATGTAAACTGCGAATCGATTTGCAGGTGCAAGGCCTCCTCGCTTAGATATTACTGACTTGAATTTATCTATTTGTGACATTTTATGCTCTGTATCCTGTTATCATACGTTTTGATTCTCTCCAAACGTTTCTTTTGTTTGTACCAATGAATTTTTCAGTTGGTAAGTAGATTGATATCTCCCATTCAGAAGATGGGACCATCATGATCCTCGATTCTATCTGACTGAACAAATATCTTTTAAAACATGGCTCAAATGGTCTAAGTCTACCAATTGAGGTAAGCAAATTATAATTTACTCTCATTTTTGTTGTTTCATCAAACTTATCATTGTTCACTGTATCTAATAGTCTATCTAAAAAGCGTGCTCTTAATGGAGGAGCCAAATAGTGTAAATTTAGACCATAAAACCCGCCTTCTGCTGGTCCTACTGCTATCATTAATGGGAATCTATCCCAATATGGTAATTTTTCAGCATTCTTAGCATCATATAAAAAATGATACATAAATCCAGGTCTAAAAGATGTTTTTTTATAAAAATGCGGATCTTTAAGAAACTGCATCGCATTGATATTTTTACCAGCTAAAGATTTTACTTTCTGGGTAAACCATTTTTTAGATTGTTCTGTTCGTTCGGGATATGACAATCCTTTACGCAAATTGTCATATAAACTGGTTGGTGTTTTTTTAGTGGCCATACTTCTATTTATGTTAGTAATTTGATGCCCATAGATTTAATCGTATCTTCTGTCCAAATTACGAATTGCCAATTTCTATCTTTGGCGAAACCATCAGCGGCTTTCCATTTACATTGATTTTTGACATATGTGCGAGCTTCCTCTAAATATTTTTTAGTCTGTCTACTTGGTTTTTTAGGAGGTATGGTCTGGGATTTTGGTTTGATCTCTACTAAAAATGTGCCTTGAGCAGTAGAGTATTTGACATCTATAAAATAACGATGCCATTTTTTATCTAATGGAAAGAAATATTGTACAACTGTCTCTTCTGAAGACCATTTTAGTACTTGTGAATTTTCATCACACCATCTAAATACTTGTCTTTCCCAGAGAGACCTATAAACTATGTTTTTGAAGTCGCCTTCATATTTTGCTGGATTCTTACATCTGTAAAAACCTTTGTATGTAGCCATATAAATAAGAATGTCCGTATGTAAAGGAATCATAAAGGTACAACATGCCAATCGACAATATACCCGCTGCGTTTGATAATGTTCAAGAGTTCATTAAGAACACTTTAACATCCTTAAACTTTTTAAATCCCTTTGGAGCTAATTCTCCTCAGTTGCGTTTTCCCAAGGGAGATGTACAAAAACATCAGAACGTTATAAAGTTTGAGGCCATCGCACGTGTCAAGAAAAGTAGCGTATTAGATTTTAAAGTAGCTAAATTTGCTGAGAGTGCACTTGGATCAGTAACTTTATATATGCCTTCTGGAATAAGCGTTGCTGATACATTAAGTTATGATAATGCAGATACTGGTTTAGGTGGAGAAATTATGAAAGCCGGAGGTTCCTCAGCATCTCCTGGTGAATTCATTGACTCATTAAAAGATCAATCTAAAGGTGTAGCACAAACTGCTGTTGCTGCTGGTACTGCAAAGGTAGCACAAAGTAAAGGTCTAACTGGTGGTGCTGCAACACAAGCTATCATCAATCGTGGTGAGGTTGTAAATCCTCATACACAAATGTTGTTTAAATCTCCGTCGCTTCGTCAATTTCAATTTCAGTTTAAAATGTTTCCAAAAACTAAAGCTGAAGCTCAAGAGATAATTAAGATAGTTCAATTCTTCCGTGTAGCTGCATATCCAGCTCTTGGAAATGGTAGCGGAACAGATTCAATTAATATGTCTACTTTTAAATTTCCAGATGTATTTAAAGTTACGTTCTTAACAGGAAGTAAACAAAATAAAAATATCATTAGAATGATGGATTCATATTTGACATCTGTTACCGTTAATTATAATCCAACTAGTCCAACATTCTTCGAAGATGGAATGCCATCTGAAATAGATTTATCTTTGACTTTCCAAGAAAGCAAAGCACTCAACAGAGATCTTATCCTCTCAGGAGGTTATTAATATGTCATATTTCTTTCAAGGTTTTCCAACCATGCAATACGATGTATTTGCAAATGGAAGACCAGTCGAAACTACTGATTTATTTAGATCTGTTAGACTAAAAAACAATCTACGAGATGATATTTTACTTTATGAAAGATATCGCATTCAGGATGGCGAGAGGCCGGATCATGTATCATTAAAATTGTATGGTACTACAGATTATTATTGGACTTTATTCATGATTAATCCAGATGTAGTCAATTCATTCGCTGATTGGCCATGTTCTAGAATTGAAATGGAAAATAAGATTCGAATTAAATATCAAGGTAATGTATTGTTGACTGACGAAGATATCTCTACTAAGTTTGTTCGTGGTGAAACACTGAGAGGATCCATCTCTTTAGCTACAGCCTCTATCATACAAAAAGATACTGATAAAGGCGTGATACGTTTATCAACGACTAATCAAGTCGGCAATTTCGTAGATGGAGAACTTGTAAGAGGTTTAACATCAAACGATCAGATAGTTATCAATAGTCAAAGATCATATGCCGTTGCCTCAAATCATTTTGAAGATTCTCAAAGAAATTGGGTAAGAAAAGATTATCCTGGAGCAGTAGGTATACCAAACGATGAACACGAAAGAGAATGGAACGAGTTTAAAACAGACATTAAAGTTATTAGACCAGAATACATCACTCAAGTAGTAGATGAATTTTATAAAATAATTAATCCAGATCAACAATAATGTCACTAGGTAAATTTGACTATTCCGTTGAATCCGTTCAACTAACATCTTCGACTGGGCAAAAGCTTGAGATTAAAGATTTGGTGATATCGATTGATATCTATGAATCACTATTATCTCCATATATTAAAGTAGAGTTAGGTATAACTGACGCTTCTAACTTGCTTGAAACAGTCCCGATATTGGGTCAAGAAAAAGTAGATTTAGTATTATTAGAAGGTAAAAACAAAATAAGGAAAACGTTTTATATTGGTTCTGTGGCAAACTATATTCGCGCCAATAATCAAGCTTCAATGTATACGTTAAAGCTTATTACGCCTGAACAATTAATGAATAGTTTGAAACTCGTCTCACATGCATATACAGGTAAAATATCTGATGCATTACAAGGTATTATGAAAGATTATTTAAATAAACCTATAGACGTTACAGAAGATACAGTTGGTAATTATAAACTAGTTGTTCCAAATTGGAATCCTTATCAAGCTATAGATTGGTTAACACGAAAAGCTATGGATAAAAATCAAACACCATTTGCTTTTTATGAAACATTTACAGGTGGTCATCGTTTACAATCTTACACAACTCTATTCAATCAAAAGACATACAATAAATTTGTGCACAAAGGTGGTACATCATCTAGTACAGACGCTGGACAATTAGCAGCATCGTATAATGTGGCCATTGAATACGACATTAGAGATTACTCAAACACATATAAGAACACTTTGCGCGGTGCATTTGGTTCTGCCATGCATACTATAGATATTAGTACAAGGTCTTATAAACTATTGAAATATGATTATCTAAAAGACTTTGATAAAAAAGCTCATTTAGATAAAATTCCATTTATCAATAAAGAATTTAAAGTACAAAACAAATCTCTTAATGAATATGATTCAGTTCACTATGTAGCTAATAAAAATTCGAAAGCTTGGGGTACTGCTTCATATAATAATTATAGTAATGAAGCAGAATTTACAAAATTAGAAGCAGACGCATATGCTTATCAACTTGGATTAACAACTTTGAATATGGTAATTCGTGGAAGAACAGATTTATATCCTGGAAAAATAATTGAATTTGAAGTAGATCGTGATAGGCCATCGATATATGGTGTTGCTAAAGATAGCAATGAATATATTTCTGGAAAATATTTAGTAATGCATACACACCATAAAATGGTTGATGGTAAATACACGATCATTATGGATGTAGTAAGAGATTCTCTTGGTAAAAAGATTAAACAACGCGGTGGTAAATAAATTATGAAAAATTACATGAATTGGTTTACTGGTGTAGTGGAAGATCGTGATGATCCACAAGAATTGGGTCGTGTGCGTGTAAGAATATTTGGTCTACACACCGACGATTTATCAAAGATCAGAACAAGCGATTTACCATGGGCTCACACGTTGATGCCTACAACATCTGCATCTATTTCAGGATTGGGATTTTCTCCAACTGGTTTAGTAGAAGGTTCATGGGTGGTAGGGTTTTTTGCAGATGGTGAAAATTGTCAAGATCCTATAATTCTTGGTTCTATACATGGTTATCCAACTCAAAATGTAAATGATCGCAATGCGTTTAAAGATTTTAATGGTAATTATCCTCGTTGGTATGATGAAACTGATGTAAGTAAGGTAGCGAGAAATGAATGGAAAGATCATGTGTCTTATTATTCTCGTTATGCTGAACAGATTAAAGGGATAGAAAAAGCTACTAAACCGTATATTCCTACAGTTGTAAGTGACTCCCCAGAGGAATCCCGGAGCTCATGGGAAGAGCCAGAACCACGTCGTGGAGTTAGAGGAACATATCCATTCGTCCATACGTTTGAAAGTGAAACAGGCATCATCCGTGAGATAGATGATTCTGAAAATAACTCGCGAATTGTTGAGCATCATCCTGCAGGTACATTCTACGAGATATTTCCAGACGGTGATAAAGTAACTAAAGTTTCTGGTGAAAATTATACGATCGTTGTCTATGATGATAATATTTTAATTCGCGGAACACAAAATATTACTATTGAAGGCGATCAGCGAGTATTAGTAAAAGGCGATTATGTTATGGAAGTTATGGGAGACTATAATCTAAAAGTCCATGGTAATCGCTATACTAAGATCTCTCAAAATGATGCAATTGAAACCGTTGGTAATTTTAATTTAAACGTAAAAGAAGATTTCTTAACCCGCGTTGGTAAGAATCAAATATTATTAGTTGATGTAGATAAAACTGAAACCATAGGTGGAAGTTCTACATTAATGGTAACAGGAAAAGTAGACAATATATTCTTAGATACTATGAGTACTTTTTCAAATGGTGCACAATCTGTATCAACAAATTCAACTCAACGATTCTTATCAAAAGATGGTTTAGAATTTGGTTCTGAAGCTGATTGGAATTTGAAGTGTAATGCCAACATGACTATTGAAACAGTTGGAACTTTATCAATTGAAAGCGGCGGCAATTTTAGTGTCGACGCTCCTAGAGTGGATTTAAACTAATATGTCAAATTCTCCATGTGGAATTAATGCAGCTTTAGATGAAGCAAAAGCTGGAAAAGATATTCTCAAAGAAAAAATTTCTGGTGGATTAGCATCTGTAGGTGATTTAGGTTCTGCTGCTACTACCATTAAAGAAAAATTAAAAGAAGTAAACGTTCCTAAACTTGAAAGCATTAATTTAAAAGAACAACTAATCAATCTTCCAAATTTGAATGCTACAGAATATTCTGCAAAGGTTGCAGAATTAAAAGCCAAGTTTGGTACAGCTCTTCCAGATTTAGATGCAACTATTGCAAAAATCCCGAAACCTGTTGGATTGAATGCTCAAGGTGGTAAAGATATTTTTACCCAACTTAATGATGCGTTGGGTAATGTTGGTGCTGTATTCCAAAATGCTCAAGAACAACTTGGTGCTCTTTCTATAGAAGCATTGGCAACAAGTATATGTGATGAGAAAAAAATTGATCCTGTTACTAAGAAAGAAGTTCCTGTAGTACCTAACCTTGAAGTTATACAAAAAACTATTCCTGATCCAATTACAAAAGAACCTATTCCAATTGTAGTAGATCCTGTGACTCAAAAAGAAGTTCCAATAACCAAGGTAACGCCTATTCCTCCTGGAGCTCCTGAAGTAATTCCTGTTCCAGTCTATGAAACGAAACCTCAAGTAAAACCAACTCCGCCTGTAGTTCCTAAACAAAATCCAGTTATTGAAACTAAACCTTCAACGCCTCCATCTTCTGGATTTACATTTCCATTTACTAAAGAAAAATTAGTTGCTGCAGGTGGTGCAGCTGCAGGAAAATGGTATGAATATTTAAGAGATACTTTACCAAAATATAATATCACTACACCTGAACGCGTAGCTGCATTTGTTGGAAATGTAGGAGTCGAGACAAGTTGGACACAAATTGAAGAAAGCGTAAAATATAGTGCAGATTTTATATTTAAAAATTTAAATCCAGGTCATAAACGATTCGCTACACTAGATGATGCTAGAGCTGCTGTATCAAAGGGTGCAGAATATGTTGCTAATATCATTTATATGGTTGAACGAAAATTGTTAGATCCACATCCAGGCGATGGTTGGAAATACCGAGGCCGCGGTTTAAAACAATTAACATTTAAAGACAATTATTTAAGAGCATCTAAAGCGTTCTTCGGTGATGATCGCCTAGTTAAAAATCCCGACTTAGTTACTACAGATAAAAATATTGCAGTTGAGACTGGTGCTTGGTATTTTAAGACTAAAAATATTTCTGACTATGCTGATAAAAAAGCATGGGGTGAATGTGGTGCTTTAGTTAACGCAGGTAAACCAAATGCAGATCCTGCTAAAGTCATTGGTTATCAACAACGAATTAAAGCTCAAGAAAAAGCATATAATGCATTTATTGCATAATAAATAGAACCATGCGATCACAAAACTTATCAGACTTACCCATAGGCAATCGTCCAGCCAATTCTCAACCAATGCGAGAATTGACATTTGGCGGTAGAGAATCTACGTATGCAGATTTAGACTTATTATTTAGGCCTAATCCTGTGACTGGAGATATTAATCCAATTCGCGATGTAGATGCCGTTAAAAAGTCTGTACAAAATTTAGTATTAACTAATTTCCAAGAAAGACCATTTCAACCTGAAATTGGATCTGGAGTTAGAGGTTTATTATTTGAACCAGCAGATGATATTACAATTCACGGTATAGAAGAAGCTGTGCGTAGAGTTCTTGCCAACTTTGAGCCTAGAGCTCGCATACTTGAAGTTGATTCTGTATTTGATGAAGGACTGAATGCATATAGACTAACATTAGAATTTCAAGTAATATCTACTGGACAAGTAGCAACAACAACTATTGTATTAGAGAGAACAAGATAATATGCCGATCAATGTAACCGAACTAGATTTCTTTCAAATAAAAGAAAATTTAAAAGATCATTTAAAAGGTCTTCAAGCTGGAGGTAAATTTACCGACTATGATTTTGAAGGATCTGGCATGGCTGTGCTTATAGATCTTTTAGCATACAATACACACTACAATGCACTGAACGCAAATATGGCTGTGAATGAGGTATTCTTGGACTCTGCAGATCGTAGACAAAATATTGTATCTCATGCTAAATTATTGGGTTATATTCCTCGTTCAAAAACTTCTGCATTTGCTACTATCAATATCACAGTGAATAGTCCAACGGGTTCTCCTTCTAGATTAACTCTTGATAGAGGCACAGAATTTACAACGACGATTAATGATAAGCAATATATCTTTACAGTCCTTGAAACACAAACAATATCTCCAATTGCAGGAGTGTATACATTTGAAAATGTTAAGATAAATCAAGGCATTTTAAAGTCTACATTTTATGTAGTAGATTCTTTTGACGATTATCAATATTATGAAATCTTAGATTTAAATTGCGATAGAGAAACAATTAAAGTTAAAGTTAAAGAAGATATTTCGGCTACTTTATCTGATGTTTACACATTAGCAAAAGATTTTACAAAAGTAAATGCAACGTCAAAAGCATATTATATACAAGAAGCAATTTCAGAAAGATTTGAAATTTATTTTGGTGATGGCATAACATCTAAAAAATTAAATCCCGGTAATGTAGTTGAAATTGAATGGTTATCTACTGCAGCAGCAGAAGGTAATGGAGCAATAGTATTTTCTTTAAATGGAAATATTCAAGGCAATACAAATGTTACTGTATCAACTGTATCAAAATCTGATTCTGGTTCTGATCGTGAATCAAACGATTCTATTAAATTTAATGCACCATTAACATATATTGCACAAAATCGAGTAGTTACACCAGATGATTATCGTGCAGCTATATTAGAAAATTATTCAAATATTGAATCGATTGCAGTTTGGGGTGGAGAACAAAACGATCCTCCTCAATATGGTAAAGCTTATATCTCTATTAAACCGAGAAATGGAGAAACATTAGATGAAGTTGAAAAAACAAAGATTAAAGATCAAATCTTAAAACCTCGTAATATTGTTTCTATTAGTCCTGAGATTATTGATCCGGAATACACATACCTTAAATTAGAAGTATTTTACAAATATAATCCTGCGCTTACATCTAAAACTGCAGGAGAATTGAAACAGATTGTAACAGATACTATCGCAAATTATAATTCTGCAGATTTACAACAGTTTGATGGTGTATTTAGACATTCTAAATTGACAAGATTAATTGATGCATGTGATCCGTCTATTTTAAATAGTAACGTTAGAGTGTATATGATAAAACGTTTAATCCCAATATTAAATACACCAAGACTTTATAGCATACAATTTTCTTCTCCATTATACTCAACACGTTCAAATGATAAAGTTATTACTTCGACTTCATTCACATACAATGGAGTAACATCTTATATACAAGATAGAGCTCAAACAGTAGGTAGTTCTGAACCTCATTCTGATAAAGGTGGAACGCACACATTAGAAATATATAAACTATTAAACAATAACAAGATTACTACAGTATCAGATATAGGTTACATCATTGCAGATCAAGGATTAGTAGTATTAGAAAAATTTACTCCATCTGCGATAAACGGTGATTATATTACTATTACTGGAATTCCAAATTCTTATGATATTGCTCCTAAAAGAAATCAATTAATAAAGATTAATATGGATGATGTTACGGTAACTGGTGAAGTTGATACTATTGCTACGGGTGGTACACCCGCAGGTGTAAGTTATACAACAACACCTCGTCATAAAGAAGATTAAAGATGCCGTATACCGTTTTAACTGATAGGTTGGGGACTACGACACCGCAGTATTACGTATTGCACGAAGTAATACCAGAGCATCTTCGCACTAATGAACGCTTCATGGAATTCCTTGAAGCTTATTTAGAATGGCAACAATCGACGGTTTATTCTCCAGGCAGTATCATAAATAAATTAGTCGATATTAAAAACATCGATAACGTTGCTGAAGAATTTCTACCATATATTCA